CAATTCAGTCATGCGATCCTCGCGATTTTCTCACCCATTACATTGTGCGGCTGGGCGGTTGCCGCATTCCGGTGGCGACGGTCTCTTGCAGAGCCTTCGCCGTTTCCACGACGTTGGTGCGCTCCTTTTGCTGAATGCCAGCAAGCACCTCAACGGTCTTGGCGCGGGTCTCTTCCGCACGCGCCAAGGTGTATTCTGTATTGGCCTGAGCCTGACCAGCCTTGGCCTGCGCTTCCATCGCGGCGGCCTGTAGGTAAAGCGCCTGCGGATCGGGCTGCTGCGCGGCCTGCATTTCGGCCAACAGCTTCTCGCCTTCCTGCTCGGTCGGCTGGATGACGCCCATCTTAATCAACTTGTCGCGGAAGTAAGCGCGCACCTCGCCAATGCCCTCGCCGTCCATGTTCATCATGGCCATAGATGTCAGCACCTGCTGCGTCTCAGGATCTGGCGCGATCTGGATCATGCCCAACAGCGCGCGAACCGTGGCGCTGCGCTTGGTGGCCGAGGCCGGGCCGACATCAACAGCCACGTCGAACTTTGCGTTGGACAGGTCGTTTTCGTATTCGACTTCGCCGGTCTTGGGGTTGAGCATCGGCTTGCCGATCTCAATGCTGGACAACTCGCCGCCAAGGCCCACCGACTTCATCTTGCGGCCAGGCTCAACCACGATGTCACGCGCCATCGACAGCCAGACCTCACCGCAACGCTTCACGGCTTTGGCCATGTTCGACATATAGATGTAGGTCTGCATATCCAGGCGCTGCTGGATCAGTTCAACGGCCTTGCCGCTGACGTTGGAAACTATTTCCTCGGCAGCGTCGGGCTTGCCCAGCAGGTCGCTCATGTCCTGCTCGGTGATCTGCAGCAGGCCAGCCAATGCTGGCGGGATTTGCGGCGGCTTGGTGTAGCCGACCGGGCCAGCAAGCGTCTCACCGCCGTTGGCATCGGTCACGGTGTTCAGAAGCAGGTATGGATAATTTCTGAGGTTGTCCTCGGACCACATCATCTCGTGGCCGGCCACCTGCTCGGGCGTGAAGATCGGTTTCTCAACGGTCGAAAGCGCGCTGATCTCGCCCAGCTTGGAAAGCTGCATGTTCTTCAGCCGCTGGGCGTCCTTAGCCAAACGCACATGACCCATGCACCGCTCGACGTTGTCCACGAACCAACGCTTGCCGTAAACCGGGATGATAGGAATCTGATCGCCGGCAATGTAGCCGCTGTCTTCCAGAACCTTGCTGCCGCTCATAATGTACTTGCGCACCTTGCGGCGCTTCACGCGGCGCTGGCGGACCTCTTTGGTGCCGACAGCCTCAAGCATCATCTCCAGTTCTGGATCTTGCTCAAAGTCTTTTTCCGAATACTTTTCTTCTTGCCCGTCCAGGGTCTGGAAGATGCGGATCAGTTCCGAAGCCTCTTCAACGCGGTAGACCTCGGCAACATAAACGACATCCGGCGTGGCCCAGTCGAATGCCACCTGCTCGATGCCCTTGGGCCAGGTGGTCGGGTCATCTTCCCAGACTTCGCGGTAGGCATCGGGCGTCATCGCCGTCAGAACATAGCACATGCGCGCGTCCGACTTGTCCTGGCGCTTGGCATCCAGATCAAAGAACACGGTCGTATCCGCGTCGTAGATCGGCTCAATGCGGATGCGCTGCTTTTCGTTCTCTTCGTCGTACTCGTCTTCGTAGACAGCACGCAGGCGGAACGCACCGAAGCCACCGCCGACAGCCTCCTCAAAGGCGTTGTCGTAGGCTTCATTGGCGCCGCTGTCCTGCTCGTCAGAACGGAACAGGCCATCGCACACGCCGGCCATCTTGTCGTCGTCGGTGCCGTCCTTGCTCACGAAGTCAACAGTGATGCGGTTGTTGCGGTATTCGTTGATGATCCGCATGACTGCCAGGTGAACCTTGTTCACCTCAAACTTGGGCTTGTTTAGATATTGCTCATAGAGGTTGCCCTCCCACTGCGCGCCCGAGATTGAGTAAAAGCGGCGATCCTCCAGGCACTGCAAACGCTCATCGCGCATGGTGGCTTGGATGGTGTCGAACTCCGACATCGCTTCGGCATGAACATTTGCAAGCCGCTGTTCTCTGGTCATGCGGGCCAAGTTGCGCGCCTTTCGCTGGATATTTGGGCCGAAGTATACGGCAGGTCGATCTGAATATCAATCACCGTGCCATCGGCATGCTGACGGGGACGAGGCGGGTCTTCGGCTTCTCTTGCTTGGATGCCCGCCGTGCGCCCTCGCAGGCATAGCGCAGCGCGTCGATGACGTGGTTTTCCTTGTCCTCTAGGATCGGCAAGATGCTGCCCGTGTCCCGGTCGGTCTTGTAGCTGTAGAGCGTCAGTTCATCGATGGTGTGCTTGCAGCGGGGATGCACCACGATGTCAAAAGACTTCAGCCATTCGACGCCCTCCTCGACCGACTTCGGCCCCTTGACCGCCGGCATGATCTTCGGGAAGCCGTTCTTGCGCATGTGGCTGATGGTCTCGGGCCGCGCGCTGTCGGCCACCATCGGCCAGCGCTCAGCCTCGGGGATCGTCATGAACAGCGAAGGCGTGTCAACGATCTCGCAGCCCACCTGATAGGCCTCATGGTCAATATATAGCTTCCGTCCTATAATGTGGCAGCGGATGCCAACGGTCGGGTCGGTGGCAAAGCCCCAGTCAGCGCCCAGGCGATGGACGGCATCAGGCGGTGCCTCGAAGTCCTCAATGGTCCAGTTCTTGAACACGCGGGTTTCGCTGTTGCGGACATACTCGCCCTTCCAGACGTGCAGATATTTGTCCGGGTCGCGCCGCTTGTCGTATTCCATCTCGTCCTTGAGAACGTCAGGAAACCACGGGTTGTCGGTATAGTTCACCTCGACAATCACGCTGTCAGGCGGAGGCGTTGGTCCACGCAGTAGGCCCTCGATTGGGTCGGTGTCAAAGCGTGGGTTCCAACTGAACAGCAGTTGCGATCCTGGCTTGCGGATGGTCGGGCGCAGGAGATCCAGAGAAAACTGGCTGATTGACTGGGCTTCTTCCACCCATGCAATGTCGAACCCCTCGAGCGATTTTACACTGTCGGCTGTATGGTTCTGCATGCCCTGGAAGATGATGACGCCGCCGTGCGGGCATTTGATCTCGGCCTGCTGCACCTGAAACAGATGACCGACGCCAAGCTCCTCGATCTTGTTTTCGATCAGCTTCTTGACCGACTGCTTCAGCGACTTCTGCACCTCGCGCACGCAGACCACATCGGTCTTGCGCATCACACACCGCTCGACGATCCATTCCGCGAAGAAGGTTGACTTGCCAGATCCGCGTCCACCAAAAGCCCCGATGTAGCGGGCGCTCTCGCGTTGCAGGATCGGCAGCGCCCAGCGAGGCGTGTTGATGTCTAGGTTCATTGGGGTCCGACTACTAACTGGTCCCACTGGCTCGGCGGCAACACAATCGACATTGCTTCTTCAATGTCACGCCGAGACACGCCGAGGGCTTCAGCAGCGCCAGAGATGCCAGCCTGATTGACAAGGCCAATGATTTGCATCTCTGGCGTGCCGGCTTCTGCATCATCGCCGAGAGCCGTCAGCACAGCAGCGCCGCCAACGCCAGCGCTCAGGTTTCGCAAATTGGCAAACGCTGGGTCAAAGCGGGCGAAGCGGGAGCGGACTGTCGTTGGGTCCGTTATGCCCAAGGCCAATCCGCTCTCATCAAGCATAGAAAATCCGGTATTGCCCTGAGACTGAACATATTCCGAAATCGGGCGCTCGCTCATTCCCTCTGAATAATGAGCGAACTGTCGTCCAGAAATGTCTCGCGCATTAACTGAACTCAGGCTCGGGCCATAAGAAAGTTGCTTTTTGGGTCTGTATGCGATGATGCCTTCCGGAATAGGCGCATCAGGATTTTCGTCTCTAAATTTTCTTAAGGCTTCATAGTCTGTAAGGTCATCAAAGAAATAAGACCAATTTCCACGCAATGGCGCTTCATCTGAAGCCATCAACGCATCCACCTCTTCCTCAGAATAAATGCGATCTTCTAGCTTGGATCGAAAAGCGTTTTGATCTGCGCGACTGTAAGACCCAATTCCTTCAACACGACTTGTATCAATTTTCACAGGAATAGTTGAATTAGATCCAGACCCTAAGCCCTCATTTGCGCTTGCTGATGCTCCGCGCTGCGCGCCTTCAGGCGTTGGACCAAAAAAAGACGCCCCCCGAAACTCGCTGGGAATAAAATATGAAAAATCATTAGATGTCGCATGATAAGCGTCTGCCGTTTTTCCCATCGCCTCGGCCCGCGCCATACGGCTTGCAGCATCCATCGGCAGAGGCGTGTTGAAATACATATACTGGTCGTCAGCCGCATCCATCATCTGCTCGGTGACCTCATCGGCCCGACCTTCGGCGCGAAGCTGGAGAATATCGCGCGCCATCGCTTCGGCTTCGTTGCGCGGGGTTGGGAGCGTAGGCGCCGCTGGCGCAATCCTCTCCTGCATTCTTGGAGAAACCATGTTGACGGATGACATCTCATCGATGTCTGCGAATACTTCTTCAAGGGTCGCGTCTGGCTTGCCCGGCGGCCTGCGCCCAAGGCGATATGCTGTCGTTGCTGCTGCTTTGGATGACACCTGACCGCCCATTACCGGGAAGTCCTGCATCACGCGCTCTTGCAGCGTCTGGCCTATGCCTTGGCCGCGAGATGCCTCTGGCACCTCCAACTCAAGGACCGATGCGCTGCCATCTGGCCGCACGACAACCTCAATGGTGCCGCCGCTTCGCGGATCGGTGTAACGGACACGCTCAGAACCGGCTCCGAAGATGTTTGATGCGTCACGGCGTGATACATCAAGACCTCCACCCCTGCCAACGCCGAGGATCGGGTTGCTGTAAACCGTTGGCATCTGACCGGGCTGGTTGAGGCGGTCAACAATATCGCGGCCAGCCGCACGCATAGTGTCGCCAGCAGCCTGCGTCGTGGGCGAGAACCCCAGCAGCCCCTCCATCATCGCGCTGGCAGCAGGCACGCCGATGGCACGCGCTGCTGCGATAGGTGCGGCAATGCCGGCCACGCCTGACATCATGCTGCCCAGTGCCTCAATGCGTTGCAGGTAGTCTGCGTCCTGCGAGAACAAGCGCTCTCCAGCCCGCATGGCGCCGCCGATGCCTTCGACCGGGTTGAACGTCTGGTTAAGGAGGGCGAGCCTCTCTGCGATCCCGCCGGGCATATCAAGCGGGCCGGGTTTACGCGGTGCAACGCCACGGCTGCGAGGCTCTGCCATGAGAGCCAGATCGCGTTGACGTAGCGCGCGGTCAAGTTCGTCAGCCATGCCTTAGCCCTTCGGATCGATGATGGTTCGCTTGATTTCGACCGGGATGGCGCCGCCGTCCGGGCCGGATAGCTCTTGCTTGGTCGCGTCAGAGTAGCCGTGCTTGGACAGCATCATCTTGGTGATCGGCGGATTGAACGTGCCGTCGAGGCCATTATTGAGCAATTCGCGCTCTTGCTTTTGCGCGATTGCCTTGAGGATGTCAGAAAAAACCTTGTCCTTGTCCCGCGCCCAATCGTAGCAAGTCTCACGGTGCATGCCGATTTCGCAAGCCAGACCGGCAACTGACGGCACCTTGTCGCCCGCCTTGATCCAGCCTCCGTTGGCGTATTCCCACGCCTTCTCAACGATCTCTGGCGAATAGTCTGTCAGCCTTCCAGACGGCATATTGCTCACCTCATCTCGGGCGATGCTGCCCGGTCGCTGGGCGCATTCTAACGTAGCGGCTGTCAAATTGGAAGCGCGACGGATCGAGGATGTGCTTTGCCTCCTGTCTGGTCACGCCCAGCTTGCGGGCTGCTTCGCTCACCGATCCGTATTTGCCGATGGCGCGAGGCTGTGAGCCTTTGGGATGATGCGGGCTGATCATAGGTTTGGCCTGTTGTGAAGTGCAAATTCGCCATGAAGTTCTTGGGCCAACGAAAGGTAGGCATCTTCTGCTCCTTCCTTGGTGTCGAAATATCCAATCCGCTTCCTCACGCCGCTTACGCAAATGTCAGCAACAAACTTGTTTCTTGATTGGAGCCAAGAAACGCCCTTAATCCCAGTCTTATTGTCGCTTCTCAGACGCGAGTTTCTGTTATTTTCAGCCTGCGAAGCCAACCGCAAGTTTGATATTCTGTTGTCGATCTTATCACCATTGATGTGATCAATGTGTTTTCCATCTTGTATGTTTCCGTTTGTCAAAATCCAAATCACGCGATGGGCATAATTTTTGACCGAAAAAATTTGACCAGTTTTGTATCCAGCAAGGTCAACATATGTGAATGCCTCTTTCCCGAGAAATCTTGAGTTCCATGTGAGGAAAGAATTATCTGACGCAAACATGTCTCTCGGCCTCGGGAGCCAAAACAGCTTTCCTGTCTCTGGATCGTAGCGCAAGAGTTGACGCAGAACGGCGGCATCTGGTATTGCTTTGTCAAGCATTGGCGAACTCCACTCGCTGATGTTGGGCCGGTTGAGGGTGCAACCTCCCGGCCCATCTTCTTTACCTCAATCTGACTATGAGGTCAACGCATCAGCAGTGCGAAGAAACTCGTATCACCTTTTGACACATATGTAGTCAAAGAAGCCCGGCCCTGATCTCTTGCAGAACAGGAAGCACCGCTTTTCAGTTTCGGCTCTGGCAGCCGCGTGGCGGTGGATGCCACCGCAAGTCTGGCCTCGGTGATAGACAATTCTTGTACCGCGCTCTGCCTCCGCTAAGGCGCGCTCTAGCGCGTCCGGCTTCGTCTCGCCGGTGATGTAGATCGTGCTGCTCATTCGATGACATCCCCGAAATCAATTTCGTCTTCCAGATCCTGCGGCGCGCGTCTGATCGCCTTCACCTCGGCACCGGGAAAGGCCAGCTTGGCCGCGTTCACCAACCCGTTGCGGTGTTCGTGCAGGGCGACAGCCACTTCCCTCATGGTGTGGATCGCGATGCCGGGCCGCTTGGCGTAAGCTGCCGGCCATTCCCTGCCATCCTCGATGATGCCGTAGACGGTGCCTTCGTATTCGTGTTCCCAGATCATCGGATCGGAAACGGGCCGACCGAGGCTGACGGCTTCGGCGTCCATTGCGGTTAGCCCGCGCAAACAGATCTCGACCCAGAACTTCACCTTGTCGGGATCTTGTGCGTCGATGGCGCCGTTCAGGCCAGCCATCGCTTTACCCCACTTCGCGGCGCTTTCGACCGAGACAAGTTCGGGCAGAACATCGACCCCCCATTTGCGGTCCATCTCGCGCACAGCCGCGTCGAAGGGTGCCAGCGCGAGGTCCGATTTGATCTCATTCGCCGTCGCACTTTTGTGCAGGATGCGGTCGTCTTTCTTCTGGCGTGTTGGTCTCTGTGCCATCGTTGTCGTCCTCTCTGGTTTCCTCACTCTCACCTCACCTCACATAACCAACACCTTCACCTCCTCACCCCTCACCCCCTTTAGGGGGTGGGGTGAGGAGGAAGGGTGTTTTACCTCACCTTTCCTCACCTTTCCTCACCTGTGAGGCTCTAGGTGAGGTTGCATATTTATCACAGTTTGTCCCATGCAGACTTGTGCTTTCCGCCCTGCCAGCCGTGGCCAGATGACGTGTCGCTCATGCGCACGGTGGCCCAGCCATGCTCGTTCCATTCGGTCAGGCGCTCGTAGGTGGCGACGCCGGGGTGACCCCAGCTATCGCGCGTTTCGGTGGTTTTGGTTTCGATGACGGTCATGGTGGTCTCCTTGTTGATGTTCTGGGTTATGCGGCGCGACGGGCCGCAATGCGTGCGTCCATCGCGCGCATGTCGCGCTTGTGGCGCATGATGCGGCGGCCCAGTTCCAATGCCTCGCAGTCAACGATGCGACCGCAGGAGCGGTACTCCACCATGTAGGTGCCGGTATAGTAGTTGCGGGTGATTGAGATCAGGTCAGTGGCGAGGAAGTCGCGGATCAGTTTTTCGAGGCCGGTGGTCATCTTGTTCATCCTTGTTTGCTAGTTCGTAAGACCACCATACAGCCTGCTCCGTACGATGCAATAATAAAATTGACGCATGAGCAATTATTTTTATCATATCTCGTCATGGCTGATCCACTCCCCTACCACCACGACGGCCACCTCTCTGGCCTGTCTCGGGTCTGTAATCCGCTCGACGGCCAGCACGTTTGTCTTGATCCACGTCTTGATGATCGCCGCCACTTTGGCCTTGCCTTTCTTCTCGGTGATGTCGATGCCCAGCATGTCTGCTATCGGGACGCCCACCCATTTTTTAGACTGCTGGCTTTCGCGCAGCGGCTCGTCGTTTGTGTGGGCATCTGAGACGATCCTCTGGGCTGACTTGGCATCCTTTCCGCTGATGCCGTCGAAGGCGTCTGGCAGCGTGTACGGGACGCAGACACCGATCCATTCGCCGTTGTCGATCTTGACACCCTCCATCTTGCGGTAGACAGCGGCTGCTGCTGGCGGGGCCAGGTTGGCCTTGCCGTCGTCTACTCGGAAGATGCTGCGCGCCTCGGTCTCGTCGATGCCCAGCTTGGCTGCGTCGTCGGTTGACATGCGGTTAACCACGCGCGCAGCCCTGGCCGCCCCGATCAGGCTGCCTGCACCACGCACGCTGTCGATCGAGGCATCCTCGCCGTTGCCTTTGCGGATGTGATGGACCAGCCCGATGGCGCACTTGGTTTCGTCAGCCACGCGCCTTATTTCTGCCACAATGGCGTTAATGCCGACGTTGTCGTTTTCGCTGCTAAGACTATGAGCCGCAACGAATGGATCGATGAACACGCAGCCGATCTGCTTTTCGGGGATCTTGGCGCAGAGGTATTCGACCAGCTTGGTATTGGGCAGCACGCCATCGCGGGTCTGGATGCCGAACTTGAGGCTGAAGTCTCGGCCAGCGTTGACGAACAGGCGGCCCTCGACCTCGGCGGGCTTGATCCCGTAATGCCGCATAGCAGCGAGAACCCGGCGCTGGATCTCTTCGAGCGGATCTTCAAGGTTGACGATCCAGACGTTGGTGCGCTCCTTCACCTCCTCGCCCAGCAGCGGGCGGCCCGTCACGATGGCGAGGGCTTCCACGATCTGCAGGCTGGTCTTCCCGATGCCGCCGGCAGATGCCAGCACGCTGACGAAGGATCGCAGATAGTGGTGGGCATAGATCCAGCGGCGAGGCTCGATGCTGGCCTCGTCGAACATATCGTAGAGCGTGGGCCAATCCGGGGCCGCCTCGGGGGCGTCCGGGGTGTCGAAGCTGTCCAGGTCTATGTCGTCGTCCGACGAAATTTCGTTGGCGGGGTCTGCCACCTTTGTTTCGTTGACGATTTTCTCCGACGAAATTTCGTTGGAGGTGGGGGCCACATAGTCGAAATCATCCATGCCGTTCTCGGGCAGTTCGATCTCGGCTTTGGCCGGGCTGATCTCAAGGCCATAGGCGCGCACGGCGGCGCTTTCGTCCCCGTCATGCTCAAAATGGCAAAAAAGGTCAAAAGCATCACCCCAGCAGTAAGAGTTCTCGCCCAGCGATTTCGACCTGCCGATGCCAGCGGCTGCGTCCGATCCAGAAAGGCTTACCCAATGCGATAAGAAGTTCTGCGTGGCGAAGCTGGGGGACGTTTGATACCGAGAACGGTAATGCTGGGAAGATCCGCGCCGCTCATATTGATAACGGGCGAACAGATCCTCAATGGTATGGTCAGCGTTGAAAGCATCAATCGGGCTGACCTGATCGGGAAACTTCTGCCGACGCTCGGCACGCTGGCGCTCACGGTCGGCACGCGCCCGGTCGGCCTGCTCGGCGGCGAGGCGGTACTGCTCCAGCCTTCTGTCAATTTCTTGACGGATGGCGCTGTCGGCATCCAGACGCAGGGTGCCGGCCCGGATGATGCGGTGCTGGTAGAAGATCGGGGTCAGATCGGGGTTGCGTTTGGCCAGCGGCACGTTGGGCAGGTAGATCGGCTGTCCGCAGCGTGCCAGGGCGCCGTCGGGGTGTATGCCATTGGCATGCAGCAGATCGAAGAGGGCGGTCTGGGCAAGCTCATAGTCAGCGCCTGACAGCGCGCCCGCCAGAGGCAGCAGGACGCGCCATTTGCGGTTCTCTGGTGTCGCGCCGGAGGATGAGTAGGAAAGCAGGCTGACAGGCCCGCAAACGGCCTCCACGGCGGCCAGCACGTCGTCTAGGCTGGGGTTGCCCCGGTCGATGTCGAGGGCCAGCATGCGGAAGGCTCCACGCTCGCGCTGGGCTTCGTGCGATCTGCCGTCGTGTTCGCGGTAGGTTGAGGGAATGAAAAAGTCGGCGTCGATCTTTTCTTTGGCCTGCGGCGTGGAGACCATGCGGGCGATCTCGGACCAAGAGATGCCGGGGTAAACCTGGCCGGGCTTGCCGATGAGCGTGTGGAAAGAGCCGGGGGCTGTCAAAAAGCGGATGTCAGACATTGTGGCCACCGCGACACTTGCCACCAGATATAGACTGCATTAAAGTATTCCTTGTGTTGGGTTGCTCTCACACATCTGGAACCTGCTCCTCCCTCGGTTCCGCCTGCCTTAACTGAACCCCGGCGCGTTGGTCTCACGCCGGGGTTCTTTTTATATCACCAGGGTACCTCGTCCCCGAGTTCTTCCTTGATGCTCTGCCGCTTTTCTTCTTGCAAGGGCTGACGCGCCTGCTCAAACGGATCGGCCTTGCTTTCGACGGTATCGAAGTCATCAAGGCCGCCGTTGCCGTAGCGAGGCGGTTCAGTCAATTGGACCGCATCGAGGATCAGTGAAATACCTCCAGATCCCTCCGGGTCCATAGTCGCGCATGCGTAGGCGCGCACGACGCCTTTGGTGCCGCCCCAGAATCCCAGATCGGCAATCGGCTGCTTCTGGCCGTCGATCACCATTGGCGGCTTGTTGAGCGTGCCATCGCCCCTGACGCCGTTGCGCTTGGCCGCGAACTGGACGATGCCTGTTTCGTTGCCATGCTCGTCCTTCAGCTTCTTCATGCCAAAGATCTTGGTGAATGCCGGCAGCTTTGAATTGCGCGCCTTGCTTGCCTCATAGTGGGCGCGCAGTTGCTCATAGAGCGGCTTGGCCTGCTCCTTCGGCATCTCAAAAGTGACGGACCATGCCGCAAGGCTCGCGGTCTGGGCGCAGGGTTCGGACTGCTTTTTCTGCGGGTTGTAACGGTAGGTGCTGTTGAGGCGGGGATATTGGATCGTCACGTTGGTCGCGAGGATCTTCAGAAAGTCTTCGTTATTGTTAGCCATGATTTGCTCCTCTCTGGCTTGTGGTCTCAGAAGTCTACGGTTTCGGTGAAGATGTCATCTTCGGTGGTCTCGGTCTGCCAGCGTGGCAGATCGATATGGTTAATCAGATCCCATCCAGTTGGGAAGGCTGAAACGGCGATGGCATTGCTGATCTTTTGGAGGGTCTGGGTCACGATCATGTCGGCGTGGTCCAGATATCGGTCGGTAAGGGCGTGGACACCGACAGCAAAGGGTGCCTCCTTCTCAACCGCGATGAACATGAACGTGTCGGCCTTGTAGCCAGCGGCACGCAGTGCGCGCAGGTAAAAGGCGGCCTGCACGTCGTATGCGTACTTGCGCAATTCGCGCGGGAAGCCGTCGGGACTGGCGTCTGTGGTGGTCTTTACGTCGAACACCAAGCCGACCTCGGGCAGATACCCGTCGGGCCTGCATTTGATCTCGACGCCAGTGGCCGGATCGATGCCGAAGAAGCTGGCCTCGGCCACAAAGGTCGGATCGGCCAGATACATGGCCGCGACCGGGTGAGCCTTGACGGCATCGGCGATGCGCGCGGCCAGATTGAAGTCGCCCTCGGGCAGCAGGATGACGCCATCCAGATCGGCCTCAAGCTGGGCTTTCTTCCACTTGTCACCGCGCCGATCTTCCGGCCCACGCCGGACCAGCTTCTTCTCCGGTTCCAGCACAAGGGCGTGAACGGCTGACCCAAGCGCGAAGGCGCTGCTTTCCTTGCGGACCTTGCCTTTCCAGTGGGCCAGTGACGTTTTGTAAACCGCCTTCACGTCCGAGGACGAGATCGCCGGATGGGAGTGATATTCCTTGTTGGTCAGGTCGGTTCTCATTTCTTCCTCCATCCGTAATATGCGATCAGCGCCGCCTCGGCCCTGCCGTCGTCTTTCTTGCGCGCCCAAAGATTGGACTGATCCGGGAAGACGCTTGATGCGTATGCCCTTGATGCGTCCTTGTCGGTGGACAGGCCGAAGTGCTTTTTCCACGTCGCCGGCGGCACTTCATTCGTCGGCACGCCAGCGTAGAACAGGCACGCCTTCATCTCGCCGTAGGCTTGGGCGATCTTGGCCACGTTGGCCGTCCCGATCATTTTTGGAAAATAGGGTTTCTCCACCCAGGCGCACCGCACGCTGCCGATCTCGGACAGGATGGCGCGCTTTTCTTCGATGGTGCCGGGCATGTCGAACACGCGCACGGTCATGTCGTCAGCGTCCATGACCGCGATGGCGCCAGTCTTGCCTGGGTCGATCCCGATGTAGAGGGCCATCAGATAGCCTCGCCCCTCAAGCCGACCAGCATCTTGGCCTGCATGTCTTTCTCCTTGTCAGCAATCTCCCCGCCGCAGGCCAGATATCCGCAGCCGTCAATCCAATTGTCCGCGTGGGCCGGGTTCGACTTGGCGCGGGCCAACTTCAGCAGGGTCATCATCACGGCAACGTCGTGCGGCTTGATGTTCCGCCCGAGGTGGGCCGACCAGTACGCCGCGATCAAACCGAAGTTGGCCTCGGCGTCGCCGTGCGTGCCGGCGCGGTCCTTGGTGACGTATTCCTTGGCGGTGTCGAGGATCTCGGAACGGTTCATGCTATCGCTCCCTCGGTGATCCACTCTTCCTCAAACCGCAAATCCTCGATCCCGGTAATGTCGGCGATGCGGTGGCGGTAGACTGCGGACGGCACGATGCGGCCCGTCATCCAGCGGCTGAAGCTGGACGATGCCACCGGGATCTGCTGGGCGATCCAGCCCAGTTTGCGCCCGTCCTTAGCGCACCATTGCCTGATTTGTTTCTGAGCCATCATCTTGGCGCTCTCCCTTGTTTCGGTTCAATACGCTTAAGGCTCAAAAAAAGATGCGTCAAGCGCAATTTTTTGCTTGCACGCGGTGCGGCAGACTGTATGGTGGTCATACGAACTAGCAAACAAGGAGACGACGAGATGAACAAAGATCGCGCTTACGAAAACGTCCGCATCCTCGGCAACAACTTTGCCCTGAGCATGGCCGACATTGGCAAGAACATCGACGACAAGTCACCCCTCATGAACGGTCTGGCAGCTTACGAGATGCTGAACCTCAAGGGCGTGTACGACTGGCTGGACACGTCGATTGAGATCGTGATGCGCGATGTATTTGAGTTGGCGCGCGAACGGGTCATGGCAGCATGACCCGCTACCGCTACGAAGAAGACTACGGCGATTGGCTTTATCACAGGCAACGCGACGATGAACTAGATTGGCTGGGCGTCATCGCCCGGCCAGCACCCCGCCCCCAGCCAGCGGCCTACGCGCCGCCCCAGTGGAAACCAACTTACCCCGGCGAAGATCCGCCGTTTTGATAGGAGAAACCAACATGTCAGACCCAACCATCCTCATCACGCTAGAGCAGGCCGAAGCGGCTCTGGAGTGCATCGACCGCGACATCGAGCGCAACTACACCGACGACCACCCAAACTACCACGACACTGGCGAGATCATGTTTCTGTTGCGCCGCGCCGAACTGCGCTTGAGCGCCGCAATTAATGCAAACAAAGGGAAATAAGCCATGCGCATTCGTGACATCATCGCCGACCTGATCGGCGTCATCGCAATCTTCGGCGGCGGCTATGCCTTGCTGCTGATCGGCCACGGGATGGGGTGGTGAGCATGACCATCGAAAGCCTGCGCGAATACATCGCCGACAAGGAAAAGGAGATCCACGCCCTCGAGACCCGTCACGGCACCGGCGTCAGACCTAGCTGGGTTGGAGAGGAAATATCGATTTTGTCGTTTTACAAAACCGACGCCGAACGGCAATTGAAACTGGAACTGGAGAAAAACAATGGAAACTGAATTGCTCGTCACCAACGTGCTGGCCACTGGCACGGCCTTCGGTGTGCTGTCCGAAGACATGACGCAGAACGTGTTCATCCCCAGCAAGCACGCGATCAACGCGGGCCTGCGCCCCGGCCAGAAGATCCTGGCCCAGATCGTGCCGAACGTGACGCACGGCGAAAAGACGCCTTGGGTGGTGATCTCAATTGAGGGCCATGAGCCGACGACCGGAACGACCCTGCGCGAGCGTGTCCGCCAGGAACTGGCCAACGGGCCTGCCACGGCTTACGAACTGGCAAAGTTTCTGGATGCCGACGTGCGGGATGTGGAAGACGAACTGCGCGCCATGAAGCTGCCGCACACGGAATTGTGGGCGCTGGGCATGTCGGATCTTACGGAGGTGCCGGCATGAGCGGCGGGACAGACGCATTCGTAGTTCTTCTGTGGATCACGATGCACGGTGGGCCGATTGACGGCACCAGCTATGGCATCCCGTTCCTGACCGAAGCCGCCTGCAAAAAGGCGATGGTGCCTATCGGGGATGCCCTCGACTATGATTATAGCATGACCTGCGAGATCGTGCCAATTGAAGTGGAGATGGAACCATGACCATCGACATGACCAACAACCGTGTGCCGTATGGCCTGCTGACCGACGAGGAAAAGGCTGCGCTGCATGAGCATAAGAAGGCGGGTGGGGAGTTTGAACGGCGCTGGCCTCACGGCCTTGGCGATGCTTATTGGGAGGTTTGCGCTGTTGTTGGCGGACCAGCCGAATACGTTTATCGTACCGTCCCCCTGCCCAAGACCCAAGACGTGATCGCATGGGATCGACTGCCTGATTGGGTTGAGTGGGTAGCGCGGGAACAAGGCAACAGGGTGTATGCGGCTGATATTGAAATGCAACTGTATTCGGGTCTGTGGATGTGCCACTCCCGCCGTATCCGCATCGACGACTTCCCCGGTATCGTGGTGCAGATCGGGACGTGTGATTGGCGAGACAGCAAGCAGCGTCGTAAAACATGTAGGTAAGAGATGGAGGCCACGGTGAGATACATTATTGAGTGTGATGACCCTACAGACATCATCCTTGGCATGAAAGCTATCCGTTGGATCATTAGGGACGGGGACAAAGACGCCATCGTGGGGTTTGAAGACAACAGCGTGTGGTATGTGAAGAAAACTAAGACAGGTTACTCAGCTAGATCAGCAAGCAAAGGAGACACCCAATGAACTGGACCGAGGCCCACATACTGGGTGACATCGAAGCAAAGGACGCCGAAGTGAGTGACGATCTGGTGAAGCGGCTGCGTGATCCGGCGTTTGGCACTGAGACAAGTGAGCGGCTGCTGATGGTTGCCGCCGCCGACCGCATCGAAGCCCTGACCGCCGAGCTGGCGACATGTGAGAAATACCGGGACGCCTATGCTGAGTGTGACAGGATCGGGACGCAGGCTGTGCGTGACCTTGAGGCCAAGCTGGCGAAGGCGGTGGAGGCGCTGCGGGAGATTGCGGGTGAGTGCGGTTGCTCAACAGCCCGCGTCACGCTGGCCGAGATTGAGGGAGAGAAGGGATGACCCTGAAAGTCATACCGGGCGCAGGCCAAAGGGCCGAGGACGTGACGGGCGAGTTGGCAGACCGCATCAGAGGGGTGATCTACGAATACAACGGGCGGCTGACGCTGGCCGCTGCCATTGGGGTTCTGGCCATTGTGCAGCATGAACTCATGATGGACCACGAAGATGCCCCGTGACGCCAGCAACAGCCCCGGCGCGAGGGCCTTGAGGCTGGCAGGCTTCGTGAAAATACCAAGCCTATGGGTGACAGAAGAAGAGCGCGCCCTTATTATCTTCATGGCCGAAAAGCACCTGCCGGAGATCAACAGAATAAAGGATGAAGCCGAATGGCACCGCCTAGACGACTGATTACCCGCGATATGCTCCAAGCCGCAAAAGACCGCGGCTGGCATCTCACCTTAGCAGCCAATCATTACGGAATGCACCGCTCTAGCATCGCAGCCGCCTGTGAGCGTTTCGGCATCGTGCTGCCGATGCACCCGTTCTCCCCGCAGCGCGTCAGCCCCAAAAGCAAAGTGTGGATCGACATCGCTGACGGAGAGACAAAGCCCAAGGTAAAACTGTCAGCCAGCCCGGCGGCGGTCGAGCGCACCTTGCGGCGGCTTCAGAACGAAAAGCGGTTGCAGGCGTTAGGATGAGCCGCTAAAACGAATTGCGAGGGGCGCACACGAAGCCAGCGGCTTTGTATTGGTCGAAGATCAGACTGCGCTACGGCTCATCATCCACCATCGCGCCCCTCGCGATTTTTCATTCTCTCAATCAACGCCAGCACCAAGCCGCCGAATTGGGCGAAAGGTATCACGCCGTGATACTGATTGATCGATACGATCAGGCCATCGCGGGTGACGCGCCATGATGCGATGGGCAGATTATCTTTCATCCCGATCAATCGGATCTAGCGCACGCAGCACCAGCCCGTCCTGCTTGTGGAACGTGATCGACTGCAAAGCACGCCTCGCGCCATAGCCCATACCGGCGGCATAAGCGTCAGGCGGGCAGAAGGCGCGCAGGCTCTCAAACCGCAGCGGCCCGAGATCCTTCGCCTGATCGTGATGAACGTGGCCTGTCAGGTAGTGGCGGTGGCGTGTCTGCGACCAGAACGGGCAGATGTCCGACAAGTACAGAGCCATCTGCTGCGGCTTACCTCGATCCCCGTGGTGGGCGAAGATCGCGCACTTGCCCCATTGCATCATGAACAGGTCGCGTGGTTCTTTCTCGACCATGATCCGAGGCTCATTGCGATACCGCTCGGCCAGCGCGAAGTTCAACGTCATGCTCGAATGAACGTCATGATTCCCACGCAGGACACGCACCAGAACGCGCGAATGCTTTTGCAGAAGCTGGTGGACGGTTTCCGCGATGATGCCGATGCCAACGTCCAGCACCTTCCAGAAGCGCCCGTCAACGTCCAGCCTGTGCCGATTGGCGGGCGTCTCCGCTCTGGTGTCGTCACTGTGGAAATAGTCCCCGCCGATCAGCAGGACGGCTTGCTCGGCGGCAGGCGTGAGCGCCAGCACCTTGGCGAAGGCGTGCCGCATGTCTTTGGCCGCGTGGCCGAGATCGTAATCCTGCGCGCCCGTCTCTCGTCCCCAAGCCAACATGCCAACGTGCGCGTCCATGAGCGGATAAACGGCGCAGAGATCGGCCATGACTGTTTCGGGGGCCACCACTGGCTCAGACGGCACAAGGCCCTCCAGCGCCTCGCGTATGCGCTCTGCGACGGCCTCTGGAGCCTCGCCCTCGGGGCGCAGCATGACGGAATAGCCCGGCTGATCCTCGGTCGGCTGCACCTTCACCCATGCCAGAGACGGCATCATGTTGGTGCCGACGGCTGCCATGCTGTCAGCGATGGCAGGATCGACGGTGTATTTCTTGCGCGTTTCGGCATCATGCCCAGCCCGATCCAGCATGCGCTGAAGATCACGTCGGTTGATGCCAAGTTCTCGGGCCGCAGCGCTGACATTTCCGAGGCGCTTGTAAGCCTCGATGGCTTCTTCCTGCCTAGCTGTCATGGCCGCAGCCCGCATCAATCATGCGGATCAGCCGCGCGCCCGTGACAACCGATATAGGCCCACCATCGTGCGCCAATGCCGCCGCATGTTCCGTCCGCGCCTGTTCGGTCCCGGCACAGATCGCCTCACCGCTTGCCACGCTCACGCAGCCACTCGCGGGCAGCGTCAGCATCAGACATGCGGCCCACCTCGTCCATGCGTTGGCGTGTCTCAACATAGTCTTCAAGCCCTTCTATCTTGGCGTCAGCCTGAGCCGACTTTCTGCCGCCAAACCAGCTTGATGCCAGCATGACGACAGAAAATAACAGCTTCGAGACGGCGCCAAACAGCGCCCGCCAGATCATGCGCGCTTGGAGTAGATCGACCAAGCGGCAGCAGCCAGCGTGGCCACAGCGCCGCCGATGGTCGTGACGGTCTCG